CCACTTTGCGCCCATAAACACGACATACCGCATTTTGTGGAAATTCTCTCTGGCAAATGGATCGGCGACTATACTGATCTCATTTGCAACGTTGATGTCATCATTGAGAGTCTCCGAAGACTGAAGCTGGCGTGTATTCCGAGTCAAATCGCCATAGTACGGATACTCAACGATTTTCTCGCTATACACGCCAGGAGCTGTCTTTACAGTTTCGGCATAGCCCACCGATCCATAAAATTTTGCCATTTTGAAGCCTCGGATTAGACCGTGCCGGTGGTCTTCACAGGTTCCTCCAGCGCAATGGCGGAGTACAGCCGGGTCAAAGCGCCGGACAGTCGGGTTTCGATGAGGTACTTATGCTGGTTGAAGTCGATGTCGAACTGATCGAAGCGGGTAATTTCGCCGCCCTTGGTGGAACCCACGGTATAGTCCGCCAGATTGACGAAGATGCCCAGCAGCTTGTGCCTGTTGCCGTCATCGTCCTCGCGCACCAGGCCCTCGAACTGCTCGGCAGTATGGATCGCACCGACATTCAGCGCAGCGGCCAGATCGTTCCGGGAGTCGTAAATACGACGGCCGTTCGCATCACGGGCCAGCAGCATCACGTTGACGAGATGAGGCGTGCAGTAGAGGTCAGGAGTGCCGGAGCCCTTGTACTTCTCACGGGAGTACAGAGCAGCGGTGATGATGGCCTCGGCATAGATGAAGTTCTCACCGAAGTTCATGTCGGTGCGGGAGCCCTGAAGCTCAGCGCGGGCCGCGGCGATGTCCACATCGTAGTGGATGGTGTACAGGTCGTTGTCGTTCCAGATGGAGCGGATGTGATCCTCGGAGATCTTCATCTCGTCATCAGCGTCACGGCCGTCGCCGACCATGATCGCGAGGGCAACCTCTTCGTTGAGGTTCTGCTTCATCACGCCGTACTGGTACTCGACCACGTCGAAATCGGTGATGTCGACGATGTCGTCACGGTGCAGGGAATCGATGCAGTACACGGTCTGCGGATCAGTGGTCCGGGAGATCATGTTCATGTTGCCGGCGGGCTTTTTCATCTTGCCCTTCTGGTAGCCCTGACCGCGGGCGCGCTCGTTGCGGGCATCCATCTGGCGGGTACGGATACGGCTGATGGGAGTCTTGCGGACCTTCTTCATAACCGCGTCGACCCAGCCCTGGTCACGGGTGAGCAGTTCGGGGGCGCCGGAACGCAGATCCTTGTAGTCAGGGAACAGGCTCTCGATGTTGTCGATGCCGTGCTGAAGGGTCTCATCGCCATTGGCAGCGGCCTCCTGAGCATAGATGGCGAGAGCAGTCTGGAAGCTGCCGACATTGCTCTGCTTGGCCAGGCCCAGAATCTCGCCCTGGACGGCATGGCTCAGAATGGTGTCCTGAGTCTCTTCCTTCTCGAAAACATTGTGCTTCATGGTGTTGTCTCCTCCTTTGGTTTTGTCAGATTTGTCGTCGGGGTCGTCATCGTCGTCCCCCTTCTTGGAAGCCCCCAGCTCTTCCGCAGTAGCGGCGATGAGGGCGTACATGACGGTCCGCTGCTTATCGGTCATGCTGTCGACAACGTCCTGAACGGTTTCGTCATCCTTGGGCTTGTCCTCCGGCTTCGGATCGTCCTTAGGCTTGGTTTCAGGCTTGGGGTCCTCTTTGGGCTCCGATTTGGGAGTGACCAGAGGAGGCTTATCGTCGGAATGATAGAGACTGACAGCCTCGCCGCTTCCGATGATGATTTCCTGCTCAGCACCCTCGCCATGGGCCAGGTCCACAAAGTCGATAAAGGCGCCGGGATTCGCCGCACCGACCACCAGACTGACCTCTCTGATGTCCCCATGAACGACATCCTTGCCGCGGCCATTAGACATCTGCTTCAGTCCATTGGCATAAATGGAGAGCATATGCACATCACCGTGCTGGACGATCTCCTTGGCCTTCTTGCCACTCTCGGTTTCGTTCAGGAAACAGTAGGCATACACACCATCCTTGCGGTTTTCCAGGATGGCGTGGCCCAGGATGTTGTTAACATCGTCGTGCTGGTGGTTCCAAACAATAGGAACCGACATCCCGTCACAATGCTTGAAAGCGTCCTTCCGGATAGTCCGTCCATCGGCGCAGACAAGATCGTTTCGGGTTGCCCAGCCACTAAAGTCATACTTCAGATCCATTTTGAACTTCGTCCTCCTTTGAAATGTTTTGTTCGGTCGATTCCTCTTTGGGAGCACTCAAGTTGCTGTTCCTGAGCTTGTCCGCATTCGGGTCCTTCGACGGTGTTATGCCGATCTTCTGCCGAATCTCATTCGATGTCATGACCTCATTGCGGGTCATCTTATCGGCGATCTCAGCAAACTCACCCACAGGCACCAGCTTGAACGGGTCTCTGAAGAACAGGATCGACTGCTTCTGTGACCGAGCGGTCTTGGTGAGGAATTTCCTCTTCATCTCGTCAACGATAGCGGAGAGGATCGGTTCAACGGTTCGGGTCAGGTAGTTCAGCATCGTCTTATCGTCGGCAGAGCCATCCATAATGCTCTGAGTCAATCCCAACTGGCTGTAAAGCATACTCGTCAGGTATTCAATCTGAGACATTAGGTTGTTGTCGACGGGTCGGTTCAGCTGGACCACATGCTCCGTTCCATCGGTGTACGCGACACCGTACTTAGAACCGGATAGCTGTTCCTCGATATCTTTACGGCGCTTTTCCGCCTGTTGACGCCTCGCTTCCGTCTTGATGACGTAAGGGAGCTGGATGATGAGGTTGAGTTTCCCGGAACCACTCTGTTCGTCGATAGCGTCCAGAATATTGAGTTTCCGAATCAACCTCTGCATTGTGGAATTAGGTTCATTCATGACGGCATAGAAGGGGTTCTCCACAATGGCTACGGTGCGCTTAGGCACCAAAACATCTTCCTTCTTGCCTGTTCGCTCGTTGTAAACACGAACCTTGACATGTTGCGGGTACCACTCCAAAATCTTTCCGGTTCGCATTGTTTCGATCTTGTACGACCCTTCCTCGGGGTCGATGTCCGTATCGACAGGGACGATGGCAACGCAGCCCTCATCCAGCATGGACTGAACAATGTCTTGGATGAACGACCTTCCGGTTTGGTCGAGATTCGCCTCCAGAGAAAGGCAATCATTCAGACTGCTGTTCATGACAGAAGTAAAGCGGCCTTCATCATCCAAACGAACATGCTGGATGGTGATAGCCGCTACGTCCAATGCGATTCGGTTGTAAACTGAAGTGACGATGGACCGCTCATTTCCTCTGCTGAAGATAGGACGGTCTGGGCGATAATGATAGCTCGGCCCGATATCCCAGCGAGGCTTGACAATTTCATTTGCCTTAAACACATTCCAGGCGTGTTTCAATCGAGATCCTAATGACATTTCCATTTCAGTAACCATCACCTCCCTCAAGCTAACTCAGCGAGCATCTTCTTGAGAAGGTCGTCATTCTGCCGTATCAGAGAATCGAAGCTGTAGGGCGGTGGAACCGAAGAAGATGGTTTGCTTACGCTAACTCGTGGCGCTGAAATTTGACTTGCCGGAGCGGATGTGGTAGAAATGCTTTTAGCAGCTGTCTCCAAAACCTGCTTGGACCCTGCTTTTGGTGTTGATACCTGACTTACCGGCGTAGACGTAATTGGAGTGCTCTTGATGGCTTTCTCCAAAACCTGTTTGGGGTCCACCTTGGGTGCTGGAATCTGACTCACTGGTGTGGTGGATACGGGCGTAGTTTTAAGGATATCCTGTAAGATTTCCTTTCCAGCAGACGCCGTATTTCCAATGTCGGAGATGTTTTTGGCTCCGTACTTCTTGACGAGATAAGCCGTCAAAACTGTGCCTGCCAAGATAGCCGCACCAGTTGCAACTCCAATAGCTACTTTCTTTTTAGTACCACTGGAGGTCTTTCCAGATGCACTGCCAGATTCACCGGTGGAGTCGCCATAGCGTGCCTTTCCAGCATCGGTCCATGTCCCATCCGGATTTTGATAACGACGAATTCCCCATTTCTGGCCTTTGATGCCATGATGGTACAAAACTGTGTCCATTTGCACCACCTCCTCAAACCTTATCAAGAACGGTTTTCTTATAGGCCACACGTCCGGAGGCCCAAACACCCTTCTTGAGCTGATCCATGTCGTAACCCGCATCAGCAAGCGCCATCATGACACCAATTTCGCCACGCTTGGCAACAAACTTGATAACCTTACCAGATGGGGTTCGGAGATCGGAAACCTTTTGGCTCATGAGCTCAGACATCTTTTGGTTATAGGCTGTGATGGCGGCGGCACTCAGCCTACCATTCTTGTTAAAGGCCCCGGGAGTCTGCAACAGAACCTTCGCGTATTGGTCAAGCTCTTTTGCAGATTTCT